CGCCGGACTCGTTCAGGCACAAGCGGTCCACGCGCGGCATCTTGTAGCGGTAGCTGGCCAGGATCAAGGTGCCGGCCACCGCGCCGGTCACCGTAAAGCCGGTGCCGTCGGCCGCCGTCGGCGTCACGCTGGCGATGTGCTGGTACTTCACCGTGTAGGTGCTGCCGGACGCCGGTTCCGCGCCGCTAGGGCTCCAGTCCACCTTGCCCGCCGTGAGCTTGTAGTCGGTGTTCTTGACGTAGACGGTGGCGCCCTGCTTCACTTCCACGATCTGCAGCACCGACGTATCGGGCAGCGGATCCTGGCCGCCGGCGATCACGCCGTGGCTCAGCGTCACGGTGCGCTCGGCCGTCATGCTCACGCTGTCCAGCTGGGCGATGGGGCCGTAGTCCACGTTCACGCGCTGCGCCGCCGTGCCGCTCGACACATGCGGTTCGTCGGCGATGGTTTTCAGGTCCGGCGCGGCGGAGAACACGTAGCGCAGCGCGGCGCGCAGCTCCACCTGCTTGCCGTTGGCGCGCGCGGCGCCGGCCGAGATGATGTAGGTCTGCTTGTCGCCTTCCAGCTCGGCGCCACGGCGCACGTCCATGCCGCTGATGATGTAGTTGCCGCCCGTGCTGTCGCGGTCATAGCGCTGCAGCGCCACCGACACGGCGTCGATGGTCGGCGGCGGCTCCTTGGCCTTCAGCACGCCGTTCAGCACCTGGTACACCGGATAGAATTTGCCCGTCTTGCCGTCGCCTGCCACGCCCCACACGGGGTTGAGCTGGAGGCGCGCCGCGCCCGGCTCCATATAGCCGCGCGTGCCTTGCGCGGGGTTCAGCAGTTCCGGGTCTTCGAGTTCGGTGACGGTGGCTTCCTGCAGGTAGACGCCCACCACCACTTCGCCCTCCACCGCCACTTTCAGCGTGGCCGGGCCGATGCCGCGCACGGCGCCGGCCAGCCACAGCGCGCCCGACGCCAGGCGCGTGTCGCCGGTAACGCCGTCCACCACGCAGCCCGCATCGCGTATCAGGTCGCCGTCCTTGAACAGCACATTGCCGATGTTGGCAACGCGGTCGATCAGGCCGGTCTGCATTTCGTTCAGCTCCGCCGACTGCAGCACGCGGTCGGCACTGAACAGGTGCTTCTCGTGCCGCTTGGCGGGATTGAAACGGTCGTAATATGTCATGCGCTTCCCCTTAGAACGGTAATACGTATTCGAACGCCGGACGCACCGCGCCGTTGCGGTCGAACATCTGGCTGCGGTCCAGCAGATAGAGCTTGCCGGGGCTGGTGATCTCGTCCGGCGCGAAGTAGCGCTGGCCGGCGGGCAGGCCGCTCTTCAGCTGCGTGCCGAGGAAGATGCCCAGCTCGCGGATGCGTGCGGACGGCGCCTCGTTGAAGGCGAACACCACGCGCACATACAGCCAGCGCGTGGGCGTGGCGGAGGTGCGGAAGTTGCCCTGCGGGGTCTCGATCGCGCCGGCCGCGTCGGGTTCGACAAAGCCCACTTGGGTGGCGGTGCGGCGGCCTATCTCATTCACCAGGACGGCGGCGTTCACCGGCTCGGGCTCGGGCTGGGTGTCCCAGGCGGGATTGCCGCTGCCCCAGGCCACATGGACGGGCTGGGCGGCGACCAGTTCGGCGACGGCCACGCGGCCGTCCAGTTGTTTTGCTGGCATGGTTCAAACTCCTTCGAAGGTGGTACGGGTTGGTATGGGGTCGCGCCAGGCGCCGGCCCAGCGGCCGGTCCAGTAGCGCGTTTCGATCGGCATGGCGAAGGCGGCTTCATCGCGGCGCGCATGGCTTTCCGCTTCATCGGCCACGGTGATCAAGCCGATGCAGTTGTCGTAGCGGGCCGCGATGGCCGCCTCGCCCGGCTCGGCTTCCAGCGTGTAGCCCTGCAGGGAGACCATGCCGCCGGCCACGTCGATCAGGACTTCGGAATCCAGCTGGAAGGCGTCCAGGCGCCAGCTGTTGTCGTCCCACACGCGGGTGGAATAGGTGCTGAGCGCACCGCAGCTGACGGGCGGATCTTCCGGCGCCAGGACGGCGGCGGCGCGGGTGCCGAAGCTCAGCTTCAGGCCGTCCACGTCCACGCCGGAATCGTCGTCCAGCAGCGCCGCGTCCAGGCGCGAGAAGTCCAGTTCCAGCGGGCGCAGGTCGTAGCCGTGGTACATGCGGTAGAAGCGTGCATGCGCCGGCAAGGACTGGCCGACCAGGTGCCGGATGGCCGCCAGCTGCGGCTGGACCCGGGCCGTGCCGGGGTCGATCTGCAGCCAAGGGCCGCTGTCTTCGAGCGCCACGCCGTAGCCCAGCCACGACAAGGCGCGCTTCACGGAGGCGGCGCTGCCGCGCTGGCGCAGCCAGGGCAGGCCTTCTTCGATCAACTCGCCGCTGCTGCCGAAATAAGGCGCAAATTCGGCCAGCTGCCATTCGGCGGCCTGCCATGGAGCGAAGCTGGGCGGGCGGCGGGCGCGCAGGCCGGCCGGCGCGTCCGCCAGCGCATCGAGCACCGCACGCGGCGCGGTGCGCGCCAGCGCCCGCTCCAGCGCGCTGCTGTTGGAGGGCAGCAGGCGCGCCGCATCAAGCCCGGCGGCTACCATGCCACACCCCCGTCGCGGATGTCGACCGCGCCCGGCTCGACATATTCATGCGGCGCCACGGCGATGCCGCCGCTGTCGAGCTGTACGCGGGAAACGCCTTCCACATGCAGGCGGCCGGCCAGCCAGGAGGCGGACAAGTCGCGCCCCAGCCGCGCGTACCCGGTGATCTGCGCGGGCAAGGCCAGCTGCAGCTGTGCGGCCAGGTCCAGCGGCGCCGTGCTTTCGCGGTAGATGGTGGCCCTCACCGCGAGCGGACGCGCTTGCGCCAGCACCACCGACAGCGGCACGCCCAGCGGCTTGGCGTCGTCGGCGGCGAAGGCGCGCTGCACATCGGCCAGCACGCCGCCGGCGCCGGCTTCCGGCTCCGGCCACACGGCCAGCGCCACGCTGCCCGGCGTGGACGGCATGATGGCCGCATCGTGCACCAGCGGGCTGGCCGACAGCGCCACGTAGCGGTACTGTTCCGGCGTGCCGTTGCCGGCCAGCGAAGCAATGCGCAGCTGCGTGCGCAGCCGCAGGCGCTCGTCGCTTTCGTTCTGGTCCGGGTCCGCACCGCCCGCCGCGGGCAGGCGCGCCACGTTGTAGAACGCTGCGGCGTGGTCCAGGTCCGTTCCTTCGGCGTAGGCGATCAGGTTGGCGCGCGCCGCGTCGTTGATGCGGGCGCGGATCTGCAGTTCGCGGTAGGCCGCCAGCTGCAGCAGCTTGACCACGGGGTCCGATTCCAGCGCCGCGTTCCAGCCCTCGCCCATATAGGCGCGGAAGCCGGCCAGCATGTCCTGGTAAATCTGCTCGAAATCGAGCGCCTCCACCACGTCGGGCGCAGGCAGTTGCGTGAGGTCGATAATGCTCATGTCTGCACTTCCATAATCATGCTGGTCCCGAGATAGACACCGCTCAGCTTGAGCGTGACGCTGCCGTTGATGACCGACTCCACCGCCACCGCCTGCAGTTGCAGGCGCGGCTCCCAGCGGCCGAGTGCGCGCGCCACTTCGGCCTGCACCGACGACTTCCAGCCCGCCGTCAGCGGCAAGTCCACCATGCGCGGCAGCTCCGAGCCGTACTCCGGCCGTTCGCGGCGGCTGCCTTGCGGCGTGGTGAGGATGTCGCGCACGCTTTGCAGCAGATGGGCCACGGCGGTGAGCGGCTGGCCGGTGTGCCGGTCCATGCCGACGATGGCCATGGTCAGCCCACCGCGCGGACCACGGGCACGCGCTGGAACTCGGCGTGCTGGTCGAGGTGCGCAATCAGTTCTGGACTGGCGGCCGTGATATGGCCGTGCATTACGCGGTGCATGGCGCCGTTGGCCAGCACGATGCTGCGGGATTTGTAGGCGGTGTCGCGGAATACGACCGGGGTTTGGGGTTGGGCTTTTGCCATGTTGACCTCCTTGGAATGAAAAAAAAAACCCGCACGGGGCGGGTCGGGATGAAGGTTGAAATCAGTGCTTGTGGTGGTTGCTGTTCCCGCCGCCGTCCATGACGGTGCCGGCGGCGTCGACGTTGCCGTCCACTTTGAGACTGCCTGTGAATCTGGTGCTGGGCGCATCCACCACCAGCTCGGCGCATTTCAGCGTCACCGTGCCGCTGGTTTCAATGCTGAGGCTCTTGCTGCCGCTGGCCTTGAGCGCGCCGGCTTCCCAGTCGTATTCGAGCAGGCAGCCATCCGGCATGCGCCAGGCCACCGCCTTGGGGCGAGCATCGCCCGCCTGCGCATGCTGTTCGGTGTAGAAGCCCGGCAGCACAAAGCCGCCCGCCGGTTCGCCCGACGGCGCCACGATCAGCGCCTGTTCGCCCACCGACGGCGCGCGCCAGTGCCGCGCTTCGCCTGCGCCCAGGCTGAGCCAGGGCAGCATGGCCGATATCCACGGCCCCACCTGCACGCGGCAGCGCGCGCCGGCGTGGTCCACTTCGGCCACCGTGCCGGCCTGTATCAGCGCCGCCAGCCGGCGGTCCAGTTCCGCTATT